GAAAGCATGAGCCGGTAATGATTATTTCGTCAGACAAAGACTTTATTCAACTTCACAAATATAACAATGTTGAGCAATGGTCACCTATTACTAAAAAATACATTAAACATGAAAACCCTTATCAATATTTATTTGAGCATATCTTCAAAGGTGATAGTTCGGATGGTGTACCTAATGTTCTCAGTGATGATGATACCTTTACTTCTGATGGTAAACGACAAAGTCCACTTACACAGAAGAAAATCAATCTCTGGTTGCAAAACCTTGACGACCTTCAATCTGTAATGAAAGAGGTTGAGTACAGAAATTACCAAAGAAACAAAACGGTAATTGACCTTAGTGAAATGCCAAAAAATGTACGTGAAGATATTTTAGATAAATATAATAATTACAATATGAGTAAGCTACAAAGTTCAAAGGTGCTAAACTTTTTAGTTAAAAACAGAATGAGCAACTTAATTGAATCAGCCCAGGAGTTCCTATGATAAACCAAAAATTACCACACGAAGTTTTCGAACAATGTGAAAAAATTCGTTATAAAAAAGATCGACAAGAGTATCTTGAAAAACACGGCAATACATTCTCAGTACGAACTGTATTACAATTAAATTTTGATGATAACATCAAATTAGATTTACCAGAAGGTAAACCACCATATAAAGAAGATGATGCTCCAACCGGAATGCAACTTCAGTCAATAGATAAAGCTTTAAAAATGCTAGGTTATCTTGTACCTGATAGTGGATATGATAAAGTAAAGAAAGAAGTAATGTTTATTCAAATGTTAGAAAGTATTACAAAGCAAGACGCTGCGATTATTGTTGCGGCAAAAGACAGTAAACTTCAAGATTTATATTCAAAGATAACAATCAACTTAGTTCAAGATTCATTTCCAAAGTTATTTCCAGTAAATGAGTAATAGTATTATATACAATATTGATAACTCAGGTATTGGAGTTTTCGATGGCTTTATACCAGATGACATATGTGATTATTATGTTGACTTTTATAAAAAATCGATAGATGCTGGTATGGGTTGGACTCAATCAGCATCTGACGATAATAGAATAACGGTTTGGCCACCTGAATCTTCTGAGGTGTCTTGTCAATCTACATTAAAGAATATTCAAGAATCAATAATGAAAAATGTTTATCCTTTATATGCAGATAAAATGAAAGCTTTAAAGGATTATGAGTGGTCAATTTGTCAAGCAAAAATTCAAAAAACGGAACCTAGTGAAGGATATCACCATTGGCATACAGAAGCCTCTGCTATAAAAAATATGGTCAGACTTTTTGTTATTCAGGTATATTTGAATGATGTTGAAGAAGGTGGAGAAACTGAATTTCTAGTTCAATCTAAAAGAGTGGCGCCTAAGAAAGGTAGAGTCGTTATATTTCCAACAACATATACTCATTATCACAGAGGAAATCCACCCTTGTCAGGTGATAAGTATATCTTAAATATGTGGGCGCAATACGTCTAATGAATATATTTGTTCTAAATATTGCTCCAAAAGTTGCTGCGATAGAACATTGCGACAAACATGTAGTAAAGATGATTGTGGAGTCGGCTCAAATGCTATCGACCGCTCATCGAATTCTTGATGGTAAAGAATCAAGAAGACCTTCAGTATCTGGTAAGACAATGTCACGATATTGGGAGTTGCCTGATGAAAGAGAAGACACCTTCTATAAAGCTGTCCACATGAAACATCCTTGTACGATATGGACTATGGAAAGTATAGAAAACTATCGTTGGCATTGGAAACTATTCAATGCTCTTTGTGATGAATATACTTATCGATATGGTAAGGTGCATAAAACAGATTCACTTCTACGCAAAGACCTTTTTTGGGGACCTGCTAATATTTCAAATGATGGTCTAACCCCATTTAGGTTAGCTATGGGGTCAAATCCAGAGTGTATGTTTGATGATCCTGTTGAGTCATATAGAGCTTTTTATAGGACAAAACAGGAAAGATTCTCTATGACCTGGAAAAAAAGACCCACGCCAGCCTGGTTTTAGTGTTTTCAAAGAGCCCCATTCTCTAAATAATACTTTAGGGGATTAGTATTATGGCTCGTAAGAAAAAAGAAACTGAAGACAAAGAGCTAACTTTAGAAGAGGCGCAAAACGTCATTCGGAGATTAGCTCATCCGAAACATGTCAACCAAGAAGAAAAGCTGCTCAAAGATGCAGCTGCGGTTGTTCTTAAAGAGACACAACCTGAGTTTGAATTTGGTGACGAAGAGGATGAAGATGTCAATATAGACTCAGCTAACGCAGCCGATACTACCTCTGAATTAACAAAACCACCTGGATTCCTAGAGCAGCTTGGCACTCAAGTCGCTGCTATTGGACCAGCTGGCGTTATTGCACTCAGTTCAGCTGCTTATTTTCAAATCGACACTGTCGTAGAAGAAACTAGGGTGGTACAACAAGTAGCAGAAGAAAAGTGGGAAGAAGTTAAGTTCGAACATCCGAATATTAACTGGGACGATCCTCTAGCAGGATTTACTACCATACTTGGTATGGGTGATATTGAGATTGATCTTGATCCACCTGAGCCCACCACTCAACCAGAACCAAAGGTAACAAATGAACCTTCAACATTACCTAAGGGAACAGAACCGGACGGAGAAGAAACTCCAACGGAAGAAGTTTCTGAAGAACCCGTTGAGGCCTCTGATAAGTCTGATACAAAGAATGAAGATTCGAATGAGGAAGTAGAAGAGGCAGAAAAAGAAGAACCTAAGAAAAAGAAAAAAGGTTTCTTCTCGAAACTTTTAAGTGGCGACGATGAAGAAGAGGCTGAAGAGGCCGAAGAAGAATCAGAACCCGAGCCAGAAGCTGAAGCTGAAGAGCCAAAAGCTGAAGAAGAATCTAACGAACCTGAGCCCGAAGCCGAGGAACAGGTTGAAGAAAAACCCAAAAAGAAATCTGGTGGATTGTTTAGCGCCCTATTCGGCGGAGGCGATGATGAAGAATCCGAAGAGCCAGAAGAACCAGGAGAACCCACACAAGATGACCAAATACCAGAAGAGCAAGAAGATGAAACGACAGTTGATGAGCCACAGACTGAAGAAGTGGCTGAAACGACGACAGACGATTCAAATGAAAACTCGAATGGCGGCGTAAAGAAATCTGGTGGTGGTGGTCTCCTTGCATTATTTGGAATTAATTCAAGCGAAGAGGAGGTGGTCGAAGAAAGTGAAATATCTGCTGATGAAGAACCTGCAATTGAGATTGCGGAAGTCGATTCAGATTCGGAGGCCCCACCCATTTCTACTGACGCTGAGGTCGAAGTAGATGATATATCTATTGATGAAATAGACGACATTAAACCTCATACAATGGTAGCAGAAACAGAAATAGAAGTAGCACCTGAAGTAGAAGTAGAAGTAGCGGAAATAAATATTGCTGATGTTTTAGTAAATGCTGACGTAGTAATTGATGATATCGAAATAGCCGTAAATGTAGAAGATGTTGTTCAAATAGACGATGTAGTTGAAGAAATAGTTCAAGAGGAAGTTATTGAGATGGTACTTACACCTATCGAAGGAACACCTGGTACAATTATAGTCTCACCCGCGGGTCCTGCAAGTGATATAAACTTCGCTGATATATTTGGCCCAAGTGCTCCAGGGTATGACATGGGAGATAAAGATGCAACACCAATTTGAGGAAATACTATGATACAATATATAATTCAACAATGTAAAGGAAATTTAATTGAGATAGCGATCGCAACGATTGGTATCTTATCAATGTTAACACTACTCATACCTAAAGACTCTTGGCTTGGTAAAGGATTGGGAATCTTTGGCCAAATCTTTGGATTTATGGGTAAACTAATAGGGAAAAAATAAACATGGAATATATAACAACAGCAATCGATTGGGTAAAAGCCAATAAAAAGAAAACAGTGGTTGGCCTTGTGGTCATATTAGTCGTACTAAACTTACTAGGTGTCATTGGCGGCGAAGCTGCTGCAGTAGTAGGAGAGTAATATTATGTATAAGTGGTTAGGACTATCTTTATTACTCGCTACTCCGGCATTTGCCAGTATTAGCATACTAGGACCACTCAGTGGTACAACCCCCAACTATTCTTACTATGACCTAGACGTCGTTCTAGAATCTGACCAATATGTTGAAGGTTTTAGTGGAGCGGAAGTGTCAGAGAATGAGCCGCCACAAAATGGAGCAGAAAGTAGTACAGTCCGTACATATTACGAGTACATATACATGACACCTGATAGTGCAGGCGATGATTTTCGTTTCTCTAATTACTCAAGTTCATTACAAGGATCTGCTGGTTCGACAATCGATACACAAGTATTGTTGTATGATACTGACGATTTTGATGTAAGCAATGTTATAATTAATATACCAGACATCTTTAACTCATCATCAACATTTGGATTTGGTGGAGGCCAAAGTCTTAATAGCGGACAAGGAACTGGTACAGGCGAAGGCGCATTCGACGGTCTATTCGACTTAGAAGAAAAAGAATATCTAGTGGTATTTACTTCTTTTCAAGCTGATGCACTTGGCTCAATGGATATTGAGATCAATGGACCAAGCGATCTATATTTTAGTACAGTGCCTGAACCATCAACCTATGCGCTAATGCTAGCGTTTGGTGCATTTTTATATGTAGCAATAAAGAGTAGAACGGTTTAAATTATGAAATTTTTGTTATGTACATTATTGTTAGTGATATCATCTATCGCCTACGGACTAGGAGGCATTAAGTTTACATCGTTCACTAGAATATTCTATGATGACAATGTGTTTATGCGCGCAGCTGGTACTCCTAACCAAACCAACACTCTTTATTATAGTCAATCATTAGGAATAGAAGGTAAGTTCTTTAAAGATTTAATTAATCTAAAGGCTCAGCCAGAAATACGATATAGAGCAGTCGATGGTAAAACTCTTATCTTTGGCAATGCTGCGTTAAAAAGTAAATGGGAAATAACACCAAAGCTTGTACTCGATTCGGCAAACAACTTTACTCATTCAGAAAGAGAGCCAAGTGACATTGATGACAATATTGATGTAACATACTTTATGAATAAGAGTTCGTATGAACTAGCATGGCAACCTCGATATCTCTTAAAACTTAAAGGCGGTTATGAAAGCTATGTAAAGAGGTGGTCTGATAACCTACCTGTTGGAAGCGGGACCGAATTAACTAATGGAGACTTTACTAAAAATACATATTCGTTTATTGCAGAGCAAATCCTTGGTAAACGTTTCATATTAGAGTTAGTAGGTAAGAAATCATTTTTAGAATATAACGGAACTCGTGGAGCAATTGATACTGATACATATTATGCGCAATTCTCTTATGTAATGAATCCGTCAACCATCATTAAAATAAACTATGGTGGAATTAATGCATTAATAAAAGACCAGGCTGGAGACTATACTAAGTATACAACACCCACATATGGCGCCAACATAACATACTTTACTGAAAGAGGTACAATCATTGGATTAAATAGCGTATACGAAGTAATGGATTCATCTGTAGCATATTGGAATATGAAAGAGAATCTTAAAACAGCTCTTATCGTTAAATACCCAATTACACCAAAACTCGAAGTTAGTGCTATGGGTGCTCACCTTATTACTAATTATAAAGATATTGGTAATCGTTATCAAGGTTTAGGATTAGAACGTGAAGAAGAAGTATTTGTTTCAAGTATTACTCTTGCTTGGAAATACAATCAATTCCATTACGCTGAAGTGGGTTATCAAGGATTGCATCTATTAAATAAAGATGCTGATGTCTTTAAGAATAAAATATTCTTTGGATATAAATGGGTTTTTTAGTCTTTTTCTCTTTACATTGTACTATGTTTAGTATAATATAAATAAAAAGATGAATGAATTAGATTATGCCTTTACATTATTAGAACCCTTTACTCCTGTAGAGTGGCTTTTTATATCAGTTTGTTTTTTAATATTACTCTGGCTGGCATACAATGATAGTGATAGATTTTAATTATGCCAACATACGAAATACAGAATGAAAAAACGGGTGAAGTGAAAGAAGTCTTTTGCTCTTATAACGATAAAGAGAAAGAACTAAAGAAACATGGTAAAGATTGGGTCTATCTAATTGGTGCACCAGGAATATCTCACGATACAATAAACACAATTAAGCGTGCAGGTTCTGGTTGGAATGACCATTTAAGCAGAATCGCAGAAGCCAATCCAGCAAGTAAACTTGGCGAAAATATGAACCGAAGAACTGCTAAACAAATAAAAGTGGAAAAAGTCAGAAATGACCATAGAAAGCGAAAAAAGTAATATATTATGATATCTTATCGTGAATTAGGAGTTGCTAAACGTTGGGGACGATTGGCAAACCAAATGTTTGAGTATGCTGGATTAAAAGGAATAGCCGCTTATAATGGTTATGACTGGGCTATACCTACAAAAGATATGATAGATGATTATGTAGACCCAAAGTATGGTAAAGACACCGGCCCTTATGATTTACTATTAGCATTTAATTTAAAAACCCATCCCATAAAAGAAAAGTTAACGACACTTTGTTTTCCTGAGTCAGGTAATAAAATATGTGAATCTACTGCCAAATCACTTTTAAAACAAACTCGTGATAATGCTGATTATACTGGAAACTATTTTCAATCTGAATTATGGTTTAAACATATTAAAGATGAAATTAAAAAGGATTTTACCTTTAGACCAGAAATATTAAGTAAAGTAAAAATTAAAGACTTTTCTCAATATACATTTATACATGTTCGTAGAGGTGATTATGTCAATAATAATGGATACATAGATTTGTCTATGAATGATTATTATAAAATTGCAATGAGCAATTTCAACTTTAGTCAAAAATTTTTAGTAATATCAGATGATATTGAATATTGTAAAACTCTTTCTTATTTTAAGGATTGTGAATTCTGTGATTGGGATAATAATGGAATAGAAGATTTGGCTACAATGACTCTGTGTAATGGAGGAATACTTGCAAATAGTTCTTATAGTTGGTGGGGAGCTTATTTACAAAAGGAAAGAACTGAACCAATCATATACCCTAACTTAAACAATAATTGGCATGGACCAAGAAAACGACAAATGGATTTAACCGGCTTAATGCCAAAAGAATGGATACAGATATAATGTTTACACATCTTGAAAATAAAATAAATTACGAATTAGAAGCAACTACTACAAAAAGTGGCCGGTTATATAAAACGCCAGAGGGTGATGAGTTTCCATCTGTAACTACAGTCTTAGGATATAGAGGAAAAGAATCAATCCTTGCCTGGAGACAGAGAGTTGGTGAAGAAGAAGCTAATCGCATTTCAAGACAGGCTGCAGGTAGAGGAACTAAGGTTCATTATATGGCTGAAGATCATATAAACAATAATGAAGTTGTTACTGAAGACGTAATGCCTCATATAGTTCAAATGTGGAATGCTCTAAAGAAAAGTATTGATGGCCACATTGATAATGTAAGAGCTCAAGAAGTTCCTTTATATTCTAAACAATTAAGACTTGCTGGAAGAGTTGATTGTATTGCAGAACATGACGGTGAGCTCGCAATTATAGATTTTAAAACATCAAGCAGAGTTAAAAAAAGAGAATATATTTCTAATTACTTTATGCAGGCTGCAGCATATGCTTGTATGTATGCAGAGCGTACTGGTGAAAAGATAAATAAAATAGTAATCTTAATGACGGTTGAAGGAGAAAACGAACCTTTAATCTTTATTGAAAAAACAAATGATTGGGTAGATAAGTTAATTGAAGAAGTAACATATTATTATGAAAACAACTGAGTTCCTTTTGGGTATAATTTATAATGCAGCTTTTATCTCGTGCTATTGGCCACAGATAATTAAAAGTTGGAAAACAAAATCTGTTGAAGATGTAAGTCTACATCTATTCACACTTTCTATAGTCGGATACCTATCTGCAATTGGATATACAATCTTGCGAGTAGGTTTCGATTTCTTTTGGCTATTAAACTATTGCGTTTCATTGTTTAGCGCAGTGTTTATGGTCGTAATATATTATAGGTACAAATAATGGCTAAAACAAAAATAGCAATTTCTAGAGACTGGCATGATAAAGGCCACTGGGCTCATGGTAAAAACAAATATAGGTTAGAAGCTCTTCCGATAAAAGACCTATGGGCTTCAGTACCAATTGCCAAAGTCCACAACGGAGTCCAATTCTACGATAAACTTTATAAGGATATTGAAGAAAATGGATTAATTAACCCCTTGCTTGTAGTTACGTCTACTTATAGAGAACTAATGATACAAAAAGCAATATGGAAAGATAGAATTCTTGAGCTTCCTTTTAAAGAAAGAGGAAATAATTGGCAAGAATTAAATCGTAGACAGTATGTTATATGGGGTGGTTCGAATCGGGTAAAAGTTTGTGAGTCTTTAGGATATACTCATATTGAATGTGCTATGATGCTAGGATTTAAAAATGCACGTTCGCATCAGCAAGTCCACAGAGAGAAGTGGCAAGGAATATTATACGTATGAGGCAATTGATTTTTCAAGTAAGCGTTGGTGGTAAAAATTATCCACTATATGATTTGTGTCAAGACTCAGTGGCAAAATATTGTGAAAAGCATGGGATAGACCATCACATACAAAGAGAACCTCAACTTAAAATATTACCAGACCCTAAAACAACAAATAGAAGCAAAAACGCAATTTCTTTAGGATATCTTCCAATTTATGAAAAAGAACATGCCTTTACATTCTTCGACAGATACGATCAAATCGCTATTGTTGATTCTGATATTTACATACGGGATAATGCTCCCAACATTTTTGATTCTTTTGATATTCATGCTGACTTTGGAGGGGTTATAGAAAGAGAAATGCCAGTTACTAAAGAGTATGGAGAAAAGATTGCACATTATTCGCAATCTCAATATCATAACTTAGACACCAATCATAGGCCTAATCGATTAGGGCTTGAGTTTTTTAACATGGGTCTTATGGTAATGAATAGAAGTATTATAAAATATCTTAAAGGAATGAGTCCAA